GCATCAACCGCTTCGCCGAGTCCGACGCTCCCGTCGCTGACCGCGCCGACGCTGTTCGCCACCTGTCCAACGTCGTCTACGGCCTTAACGACCCGTTGATGTCCTACGACGACGCGACTCTCCTCCGAATCTTTCTGACCGGCGAGTAATACTTGACAAAGGTACCGCACCCGTGTTATAATAGAATCTTTTCAACCAACAGATAGAGGACAACACCATGAACAAGCAACGCCGCGCCAAAGTAGAAGCTGAACTGCTCGCCGTCCGTACCGCGATCGAAGCCCTGCGCTTCGCGATGGACAACTTGAAAGACCTCGCGACTGAGGAGCAAGACTGCTTCGATAACATGCCCGAAGGTCTGCAAGCGTCCGACAACGGCCAGCGCATCGAAGAGATCGCCCAAGCGTTCGAGTCGGCCAACGATTCGCTCGAGTCCGCGATCGACGACCTCGACACGGCCGCCGAAGAAATCGGAGAGGCGGTGAACCAATGATCGACTTCGCACCACTTAACGAGCACTCTCCCCGTCCCGTGGCAGACCCCGACTACGTGCCATGGTGGGCAAAGGGCGAGTACGCCCGTGCCAACGGTACGAAATATACCACCGAATCGGGCGTCGTAATCGTCGGCGGCAAGGCCACCGGAAGGCTTCCCGTGGCTCCGAGAGTCGCCCCGGTACCTAAGGCCCAACCCCGGGCGGCGAGCGTCCCCGAGACCCCAAGGAAGGCCCCGGCGACCCCTCGGGAACCGGATCTGGCCCAGCGGCTGGTGGCCCAGTGCCCCTTCCCCGTCTTGCGCGTCGCCCTGTGCAACGAGTACGGCATCGATCCGGCGATCCTGCTGGACGCCCCGAACAACGGCGTCGCGACGATGCGACTGCTGAACGCACTACGAAAGGCCTTGCGTGAAAAGGCCTCGTAGGGTACAATCGGCCCTATGGCCGACCACATCATCATTCTGCTTGCCTTCCTCGCTCTCGGGGTGGGCACGCTGTTGTGGGCGATTCACGAACTGCGGCAGGACCTGCGAAATGAGCATGACGACCACCCACGGAAGCCCACGGAAGACGCTTGAGATATGCTAAGCTATTACCATACCGGTACTATACCCTCCAGCGCAAGGAAGATCCCAAGGAAGGCCTCGGAGAGGTATCGGAGCGTGTATGCGCTTGCCTGAGCAGAAGCTCTACGACTGGCTGGTCCGCAAAGTCGGCCACTGGGCACTGCTGGAGCGTGTCGAGAACCGGGTGAAAAAAGACACCCCGGACCTGTACATTAGCGTCCGAGCGTCGTCCAGTACCGACGACCGCCCGCTCACCGGCTGGATCGAACTGAAATGCCTTGACGCGTTCCCCGTCAAAGCCACCACCACCGTGAAGCTTGCGCACTGGACCAACGGCCAACGCTACTGGGCGATCCGGCACCAGACGTACGGCGGCAACACGTGGCTCGTGGTCCAAATCGGAAACGAAGTCTTCGTGTTCAACGCGGCGGAGCTGGCAACCAACGACTGGACTCAAGCCGAGTGGCGTTCGTACAGCGTGCGACTCGACAAAAAAGCCTGTAGCACCGAGGACGTACTTGTAGCACTGCGCGAATTCGTGGTTTAATTCGTTCACGGCGTGCAATGCGCTGTACTCGCGTCGGACCTCCCGACGCTGGTGGAACAAGAAAAGACACGTTCCACCGTTCCAGCAAGATGGAACGCACAATGGAACGCTCCTCCCATTCGAAAAAAGACCCGGTGTTCCATTGTTACATGCGCACGCGGGGGTACTGCCCTGTCAACGGCATGGTTCGAGGCGGGGGGTATTAGATGGAACAATGGTACACGGGCTGTGTGTCTCGAAACCCGCGCCGGACGGGGCTTGTGAGGCAGTGGTGCGTTCCATCACCGTTCCATCATTGTGGAACAAACGGGGGTCTCCAGACGTCGAATATTCCTCCACCACCACTTAGGGCTTCTCTTAGGGCTTCTCACGTGTGCGCATGAAAGCGTTATAACTTCGTGTTATGCTCAGGCGATTCGTTATAACGATTTGGCAGACAAAGCCGGGTATTGCGTGCCGCGTGGCATCTGTGTTTTAATTCGCTTCATGGCCTTACCTGACGAACGCAAACTGTTGAAAGACATTGGACCCGCTACGATCGCCGAATACGAGCGTCGTGCTGGGATCTCTGTGCAAATATTGCTGGACGCCATCGTCCGTGACCGCGTGCGGCACCCGCCCAGTCCCTCGTGCCTGATGTCACACTCGCCCACGTGCAACGACCCAAGCGTCACGGCGACTGACGAGCTGGCTTTGCTCGAAGAGACAAAGGCGTACAAAATGCTTCAGATCATCGCCGAATTCCGTGATGGTCCACCCGAATCGCGTTTCTCATTGCGTCATGCGTACAACACGGCGGGCATTCACCGGCAAACGCTGATCGGCTGGCGTGGTGACCACAAGTTGTTCGACGGTATCATGGACAGCATCCAAGAGGAGATGGTCGATACGATGCGTGCCGAAGCCTATCGTCGCTCTGTGGTGGGACACGATGAGCCGCTCACGCATCAAGGCGTCAAAACGGGCGACACTGTAAAGAAGTTCAGTGATTCACTGCTCCAGTTCACGCTCATGGGGTACGACGCGAAATTCCGCTCGAAAGACGTCAATATGAACGTGTCGGGCCAGCTGGACTCGAACATCAACATCGAAGGTCTCCGTGATCGCCTTGCCCAACGTCTTAACTCGCGCTCAAAGGCGGAGTAAAAAGTCGACTATCGTCGATTCGGCGAACTGGCACGAGTTCGTGGACGAGCTGTCGGACCGCGAAGCACTCGAATTGTTTTACGACTGGCCCACGTGGGCGCGGCACAACCAGACGATCCCACCGGGCGACGACTGGACCATTTGGATGATCCTCGCCGGACGTGGCTGGGGCAAAACCCGCTGTGGTGCCGAATTCGTGCGCTACCACGCCGAAAACGGACTGGCGGGCCGCATTGCACTTATTGCCGAAGACGCGGGCGACGCACGCGACGTGATGGTTGAAGGCGAATCTGGCATTTTGGCCATCTCGCACCCCAAATGCAAGCCGGTGTTCGTCCCATCGAAGCGGCGACTCGAGTGGCCCAATGGCGCGATCGCCACGATCTATTCGGACAACGACCCCGAGACACTGCGCGGACCACAGCACGATTTGGCTTGGGTGGACGAACTAGCGAAATTCCGCAATGCGGAGGACATGTGGTCCAACTTGATGTTCGGCCTGCGACTGGGGCAAAAGCCCCGCGTTTGCATCACCACCACGCCAAAGCCCATCCCCATCGTGCGACGTCTGATTAGCGAGGAGCGTGTCATCGTCACCACGGGCACAACGCACGAGAATTTCAATAACCTTGCACCCACGTTTCGTGACGAAATCGTGTCGCAGTATGAGGGCACACGCATCGGACGGCAGGAGCTGTACGCGGAGGTCATTGACCCCGAAGACTACGGCATCGTCAGGCGCGAATGGTTCAAGCTGTGGGACGCGAGCAAGCCACTGCCCGATTTCCTCTACGTGCTCCAGTCCTACGACTGCGCGTACACTGAAAAGACGCAAAACGATCCGACCGCTTGCTCTGTGTGGGGCGTCTTTCGGCCAAATGAGGACAGCGGGCTTTGCGCAATGCTCATCGATTGCTGGGAGGACTTCCTCGCGTACCCGGACCTCAGGCCCAAGATCATCGACGAGTACGGCTCGATCTACGGCGACCCCGGCAAAAAGGTGGACCTCGTGCTCGTCGAGGACAAGGCGTCGGGCATTAGCATTTTGCAGGATTTACAGCGTGCTGGTGTGCCGTGCCGCGCCTACAACCCGGGCCGCGCCGACAAAGTACAGCGTTTGCATCTGGTCGCCAACATCATTGCACATGGCCGCGTCTACATTCCCGAGTCGCTCGTCCACCCGGGCCAACCGCGCGACTGGGCAGAACCGCTGGTTTCCCAAGTGTGCTCGTTCCCTGAGTCGGACCGTGACGACCTGACCGATACGCTGTCCCAAGCACTGCGACTGCTAAAAGACATGTCGTTCCTGCAAATCGATCCGATCCCACCGGACAACGACTACGTGGACGACGAATACAGACCCAACCGAGGGAACCCTTATGCCCAATAACTACATGGACTTCGTGGACGAGTTTAAAGCCGGATTGCAACCGGCTGACATTCTGACCCTTTTGGCTGGTCTGCGCAATACAGTACCAGTGTATGCCGCGTTGGGTGCAACAGGCACGAACGAGGGTCACGATGAAGAGCTGGCCAGACGTCGTGGGCCGCGCACTATGCCAGCACCACCGACCATCGATCCAGTAGAGTCAAATCGCCGTGCGCAGATGGACTTCGAAATGCAGTATCCCGATCCTCGCATTCGCGAGTTGCTGATCGCCGAAATGCTGAAGCAGTCACGCGATCCGTTTAGCCCGACGACTGCCACACGACGCCGCGATTTCGAAGAGGCACCAATGTCGGCCCAGCAGTTCATGAGTGCCGCACCTAAGAAGAAGAAATTCGCCAATGGTGGTGCGATCGATTTCACCATCCCCGACATGCAGGACGGCGGGCGATTCATCCCCGATCCACAGCCTTACAACAGGGGCGGCGGCGTGAAGAAGACGCTGGACCAGATGATGGCGGAGATGGCACAAAAAGGCACCAAGGTAGCCGACAAGCCGGACCTCGCACGCCGTGGATTTCTCGGCCTCGGTAAGGCGTCGGATTTCCCACTGGCCAAGCTCGATACCAAGGCACTGGAGAAAATGCAGTCCGAGTTAAAGGGCGCACCGACCATCACTGAGAAATCCGTGACTATCGACCCCGGCAAGGGTGCGGCAAAGTCTACGCTCAAATCGCTCAGCGAAACGCCGATGTCTCGGCGCGAAGTATTGCAATCAGCGGCGGGTCAAGTGATGCGCGGCGTGTTGCCCGATCTCGGCGGACTCAGTGCGATCGGGAATGTAGCCAAAGTCGCGGAGACTGCGGCCGCTCCCACTGCTTTGCCTTCGAGCATGATTGCCCCGTTGTTGGCTCAAGCGGCCGAGCAAGGCATGAAGCTCAGCGACGCGTTGAAATTCGTGCGCAGTAAGGTGCCGAACGCGGACGAGTTGTTCGAACTCGAAGAGACATTCCGCAATTACAAGAATCCGTCCCGCATTGACTACGAGGACGACCTGCTCACGCCGTCCGACGTTATGCGCGACTTGCTTGCCGCGCAAAAGAAACCATCGATCATGGCCGCACGCCCCGAGATGCGGGCGATGCGAGACATGGCACCGAAGAAGTATGAGGAGCTGAAAGACGCATCGCGCGATTTCTCGATGCAGTCGA